CAATGACAAAACTACGCAGGGACGAGGAGGTCACGCTCACCGTCCTTGGTAAGATATGCAAGACCCTTAATGCCGACTATGGTGACATTATGGAGTACATTGATGAGGAAGGAGTGCCGGAGCATGATTAACAAAAGCCAAATGACGGAAGAAGAAATTAAACTGAATTACATCACTCCTGCCATCACGGATAAATGGTCAAAATCATGTATCCGTATGGAGTTCCTTGTAGCACCTGGTCGCATTATGCTTGATGGCAAAAAAGCAAAGCGGAAAGACGCAAGTCGCGCTGACTATGTACTTTTCTACAATGATACCAGCGCATGGTTCCCTTTAGCTGTTGTCGAGGCAAAAGATAACAAGCATTCTCCTTTTGGTGGAATGCCACAGGCAATTCGCTATGCAAAAGCTATGAAGGTGCCTTTTGCTTTTTCTTCAAATGGAGATTCGTTTGTGTTTCACGATATGGGAACAGGCGTAGAAATCAAAGATATTCCAATGGACGCCTTTCCATCTCCAGATGAATTATGGAGCCGGTTCCGTGCTGATAATATAGATTTCACGGATTCAGAAGCCTCGCTCCTTACCACGCCATACCATTATCAGAAAGGCTTTAGCAAGGAGCCGCGCTATTATCAGTGGATTGCTATCAATCGTGTGCTTGCCGCTATTGCTCGTGGCGATAAGCGTATGCTGATTGTACTCGCAACAGGCACGGGCAAAACAATGGTTGCTTTCCAGATAATATGGAGACTGCTGCAAGCGAAAAAAGTTCGCCGCGTTCTGTTCCTTGCCGACCGTGACATACTGGTCAGCCAGCCTTTTACCGATGATTTTTCCCCATTAGGCACTCGCATGACCCGTATCACTAAACGTGAGATGGATACAACCCATGAGGTCTATTTGTCGTTGTACCACCAAATGAAGAATGGGGAAAAGAATTTTTATACTGCTTATGACCGTGATTTCTTTGACTTAATCATTGTTGACGAGTGTCATCGAGGCAGCGCAGATGATGAAAGTTCCTGGCATGAAATACTGGAATATTTTGATTCTGCCATTCAAGTAGGTATGACCGCAACACCCAAAGAAACCGAGGAAACTTCTAATATTGAATATTTTGGAGAGCCTGTTTATACATACAGTTTGAAACAGGGCATTGATGATGGTTTTCTTGCTCCGTATAAGGTTATCCGTGTTAATCTTGATATTGATGTGAATGGATTCCGTCCATATCCCGGAATGCTTGATATCAACGGAGAGCCAGTCGAGGACAGGCTGTACGAACAGAAGGACTTTGACCGTGTTCTTGTAGTAGAAGAACGAACAATGGCTGTGGCAAAGCGAGTATCTGACTTTTTGAAAGAAACAGACCGCTATGCCAAGGCAATCATCTTCTGCGAGGATATTCCTCATGCGGAACGGATGCGCCATGCCTTAGTCAATGAAAATAAAGACCTCGTTGCACAGGAGCCTACCTACATCGTGCAAATCACTTCTGGATCGGATGATATGCGCTACTTGGAGTATTTTACAGACCCGCACGAAAAATACCCCGTCATCGCAGTCACAAGCCGTTTGCTGAGTACAGGTGTAAATACACAGACCACAAAGCTTGTTGTTTTGGATAGGACGATTGGCTCTATGACAGAATTCAAGCAAATCGTAGGCCGCGGCACTCGTGTCCGTGAGGATTGTGATAAACTGTATTTCACCATCATGGACTTCCGCAAAAACTATGTGAAGTTTGCTGACCCGGAATTTGATGGTGACCCTGTAAAAATCAAGGATGTCGGCGAGGATGATGATTTTGGCGATGATGATACGGACACTCCGGACAACGGCGATGATACCGATACTGATGAGGATGGATTTGACAATGGTGACGGTGATAACGGCAATGACGGTTCCGGTGATAATGGTGACGATGGGAACGGTGATGAACCGGGGCGCAAGAAAAGAAAGCGCTTTACCGTCAACGGAGTTAGTGTCCGTATTATAGACGAAAAGGTAGAATATCTGGATTCCAACGGAAATTTGATAACGGTTTCCATCATCGATTACTCTCGTAATAATCTTCGCAGGCTTTATCCTTATTATGAGGAATTCCGCAAGGTGTGGCTTGCCCAAAAGAAAAAGCAAGAACTGCTCGACCAGCTTCTGGAAGATGGTGTTTTCATTGACTATGTTAAAGATACGATTCCCGAAGCCCATGTGGATGATTATGATGTTCTGTCCTATATTGGATATGAACGTGAACCACTTACCAAAGAGGAACGTATCGACCATATTCTCGTTTCAGGGTACTTGGATAAATTCAGCAAAGAGAATCAGGATATTATCCGCTTGCTCCTCGAAGCCTACCGGGAACACGATATTGATGAATTGAAAAACATCCGTATTTTGAATATGCCAGAGTTCATACACATTGACAAGCCTACGGAGATTGTCCGTAGCTTTGGCGGCAAACAAAAATACATGGATACGATAAATGAAATTGAGCAGCAAATCTATTCTGCTTGATGATATGGAGGACTTATGGCATTAGGAAATTTAGTAAAGCAATGGGAAACCATTATGCGTGATGACGATGGTGTCAACGGAACTGTACAGGTGCTGTCACAGTTGGTTTGGATGCTGTTTTTGAAAGTATATGACATTAAGGAAGATATGTGGGAACTGTATGAAGATGACTTTACCAGTGCCTTACCGGAGGAATGCCGTTGGCGTAACTGGGCAAAAGGAAAATCTCAAAAGGAACAGATGACCGGAGATGAATTGGTCAGCTTTGTAAACAATACTCTATTTCCCACATTAAAAGACATGGCTATCACTGCTGAAAGCTCCAGCCGCAAAGTCATTGTCCATGAAATGATGGTAGAATCCTTCAATTATATGAAGGACGGTGTGTGCATTCGTAAGGCTATCAATCTGCTCGATTCTATTGAATTTGATAATCAGGATGAACGCCACGCATTCAATGATATTTATGAAACTTTGCTGCGTGGTCTGCAAAGTGCAGGTCGTTCCGGTGAGTTCTACACTCCCCGTGCTTTGACCCAATTTATCACAGAAATGGTCAACCCCAAGCTTGGAGAGGTTGTCGCAGATTTTGCGTGTGGCACAGGCGGGTTTCTTGTAGATGCTGTAGAACATCTTAAAAAGCAGGTTTCCAGTGCAGACGATGCTGAAACGATAGAAAAGACCGTGTTTGGTGTAGAGAAAAAGCAATTCCCATATATGCTTTGCACCACCAATATGCTTCTGCATGATGTGGATTACCCACAGGTTATGCACATGAATTCGCTTGCAAAAAATGTCCGAGATTACACCGATAAGGACAAAGTGGATGTCATCCTAATGAATCCACCTTACGGCGGTCATGAACAGGAGGCCATTCTCACCAACTTTCCGGCACTGCTCCGTAGTTCAGAAACGGCTAATCTGTGATTGAAATTATGTACCGCCTTAATGATAACGGTCGCTGTGGCATTATCCTGCCGGATGGTTTTTTGCAGAATGATGATGCGAGCCTGATTGCCATTAAAGAAAAGCTGTTTAAGGAATATAATGTGCATACCATCATCCGTCTGCCGGGTAGTTGCTTTGCCCCGTATACGAGTATCAATACTAATCTCGTGTTCTTTGAAAAAACTGGCGGCACTACAGAGACATGGTTTTACCGTTTCGATTTGATAAATGGGCAAAAATTCAGTATGAAACGTAACCCTATCACACTGGAAAAACTCTCTGCCATCAACGAATGGTGGGATAACAGGGTTGAAATCAAAGATGAGAAATCAGATGAATCGCTGTCCGATACTTGGAAATCACAGTGTGTTTCCATTGATGCGATTGCAGCCGGGCAATACAATCTTGACTTTTGCGGTTTCCCGAATGAAGAAAAAGTGATTCTTTCTCCGGAGGAAGTATTAAGTATATATGTTGAAACACGTGAAAAATTAGAGAAAAGGCTTTCGGAAGCCACAACTGCCCTTGGGGAATTGTTAGCTGGGAATTTAATTGCTAAACCTCAAAACATAGGTTCTCTTACGGCATCATTGGCGAAACTAAATTCAAATTTCCCAACTGATTTGCGTGGTGCTATCTTGCAGGCTGCCATGCAGGGAAAATTAACGGAGCAGTTGGAAAGCGATACGCCAGTTGATATTCTTCTTGATGAAATCAAGCCCACAATTACTGTGTCCACAGGGCGTGGGCGAAAGAAATCAAAGCAATTAGAAATTGAGTTTTTCGATATTCCGCAGAACTGGAAATGGGTAAAGTTATCAGAATGTGGTACCACTAATATCGGATTGACATACAGCCCATCAGATGTTACCACTATTGGGGGCACGGTTGTTCTCCGTTCCAGTAATATTCAAAATGGATGCATGGCCTATGATGACATTGTTGCAGTCAATATGAATGTGCCAGAAAACAAGATGTGCCATATTGGAGATATACTTATCTGCGCAAGAAATGGTAGCAAACGCCTTGTAGGCAAATCAGCCATTATTGATAAGGAAGGCATGGCTTTCGGTGCATTTATGGCAATTTATCGTAGCAAATGTAATCCGTACATCAATTATGTATTAGACTCTCCACACTTCAGAAAAAGTGTATTAGGTGGTGCTGAAACGACCACTATCAATCAAGTTACACAAGATATGATTGAAAATTACATGGTTCCACTCCCTCCAATTGAGGAGCAACAGCGAATCGTAGAACGCTTGGATGCCTTGCTGCCGCTGTGTGATACGCTCGTAGAATAAAAACGAAAGAAGGAAAAACAATTGTCAATTGAGAATCTAAAAAGGGTATTTGCTGCGATGTCTGGGTGTGATGCGTGGTCATTGCAGCTACTTAAAATCAAAACATCAAAGAGAGAGGGTACAAGTTACACTGGTCGAGAAATCACATTAGCGCCTGCTGGGGAGTTGAGTGATTTTGTTTCAGAGATATCTAAGAGATATATTGATACGGAAAAGGGTGTATTGAAATCTTTTCAAGGAATGACAGATTATGATGGCTCGACTATAGACAGAACGGTATATAAGCTATCTACCGAAAGTGAACTGATTCAATCCGAATACAATGCACTTGTCACCGCAATTGCCAGACCAGACGTAGAAATCAATCCGCTGGAATTCAAAGCACAAGCATATCTTTTGAAAGGAATAATCACACTTGACAGCATAGAATATCCTGTAAAACTGGTTTCTATGCAAAATCCAGTAACTACACTGAATCACAAATTCTGGATGAAGAATGGCTCTTTTGAAGAAATAAGTGATAAGGTTCTATCTCTCAGACCGACAATTGATGTTGTTGTTTTCAATGACAATATTTATATGTTAACTCTTGCGGGTGAAAACCTATTTAATATGGAGCGTTCCTATAAAGCAATTTGCACTACTAAAATTGATACTATTAACGAATGCAATATCATAACTGATTTTGATGCGTTCTCCGCGATTGCAAGAAGTGGTCATAATCCAAGAAAGTTTGTATCGTTCAATGATGCTCATTTACAAAAACTAAAAAATGCAAATAGCCGGAAGAAAATGGCCAAGAAGTTCAATATTCCACTTGATGGAGATAAATTTGATACTACAAACCCGGATGCTTCGGACAAACTTGTAAAATTATTATGTGATCGGGGAATGGTTGATCCCTTCGATGATAACCCAATGGAAGTGGCTGGCTCTAAAAAATGGGTATAATTACGGAGGAAACCATAAATGTCAAAATTATTTTCATTTAGTTTATATTACATTTCATTTGCGCCCCTATGGATTTCGGTATTGTTCATAGACATAAAAAGTTGTATCGAAAACAGTAGTGATTTGTGGACGGAAAAAATAAGTATTGGTGTCATACTTGTTTCGGCGTTGATTTGCCTAATTGTTTTGATGATTGAGTTATGTACGAATGGAAAAGAGGGAACTATACCTCAAACACTCAAGAAGGCAAAAGAGGAGAAAACTATAACCGCAGAGTATTTGCTTTCATATATTCTACCATTATTTGCTTTTGATTTTACCGTATGGAACGAAGTGGTGCTGTTTCTAATATTCTTTGCGACACTGGGATTCTTGTGCATAAAGCATAATTATTTCAGCGTAAACATTATATTGGAATTAGCAAATTTCAAATTTTACTCTTGTACATTCAAAAACGAAGATGGCATTGAAACAGAACAGTCCGTAATCAGTCATAGAAAATTAACCGGATGTGTTGGAGATACAATATATCTGAAATCTTTGAACAATGAATATAAACTTGATATAAAACAATAACGACCGCGCAGGGGCAGTGTTGCTCTTGCATGGTCGTTATTCTCTTTGCACCATTTGGGATAGCATCCTTAAAAACTTGTTTTTCTTAAATTCCTAAGTTGCCCTCCTTTTATGTAGATTACTTCGGCTACGAAGAGAATACACATAGGAGATATTTTTTTGCTCACGGAGACAGTCATCTTTCGTTTAACCTCGTATTACTGTGTCACATAAATTCAAACACCAACCAAACACCATGCCTCTTTGGAAAGTGCCGTAATTACCGCATTTATCGGCATTTTTGCCGTATAGAAGTCTTTCTTCTCGAATATTATGGCTATATTCTTTTCTCTTAGCTGTCTTACATACTTCAAGCAGTCAATGGTATTTCTTGCGAATCGGCTGATTGACTTTGTAATAATCATATCGACTTTCCCTGCCATGCAGTCATCGATCATTTCATTAAAGCCTTCTCGCTTTTTGGTATTAGTACCAGAGATGCCATCATCCGTATAGATTCCGGCAAGTTCCCATTCCTTATTTCTGCCAATATATTCTGTATAGTGCTGAACCTGCATTTCATAACTTCCCGCCTGTTCATCGCTGTCAGTACTGACTCGGCAGTACGCTGCGATTCTTAATTTAGGCTTATTTTCTTCCTTTGATATTCGATTTCCTGCTCGTATTCTGGCGGGAATTAATGTTACATTCTCATTCATTTGCTGCCTCCGTGATTTGACTATATGCATATTCTGCCTGCTTGTATGGATCATCGTATTGCACTGCTACCTTTCCAATAGTAAAGGTTCCGATCTCTGCTTTTGGATGAGGTCTGTATGCTCCTATCCGATTTTGGCTTTTCGCTTTGTTTTCTCTGATTTCCTGTGCCTTTGCAAAAGTATCCACATCTACGATCTGTGGATAATACTCTGTGCCAACATACACTTTATTTTTTAGAAATCTGCCAATTACCGAGTGCGTTTTTTCAATTCCGACTTTCTTGCCTGCCGCTCTTATGGAGCCACATTCAATGTATTCTCGGAATAACATTCTCACTCTTTCTGCATTTGGTTCATCAATGACCGCTTGCCCGTCTTCAATAATGTAACCGTATGGAGTATGTGTCACACCACCACCAACCTTTCCGTTATATTCAGTCCGCATTTCAGATTGAAGGTTATCTCATCTCTGCTATGAACTGTCATCGTATCAACATATTCCAGGAACATCTCATCTTCGAATTCTGTGATTTCTGCTTTCTTTGAAACAAACCGTAAGAGTTTCTGTGCCTCATCCAAATGAGTAAGGTCACCATTGATACTCTTCGAAATCAGCTGTTTCTCCCTTGCAAGCCTGTCAGCTTCTGAGGTCAGCTGATTCTTTTCTGCGTGAAAAATCTCCGGCTCGATATAACCGGAACTCAGCAGATTCGTAAGAACCGTTGTCTGTTCCACGTTCTTTTCTATTTGTTCTTCCAATGCAAGCACCTGGTGCAGTCTTTCCTTATTGTTTGCCCCTCTTAGTCCTTCAATAAAAGGTTTTAGTACTTTTGCATGGGCTGTTTGCAGTTTCCGAATCATTCTGAGAAACGCTGTCTTGATATCCTCATCACGGATGTACATCATAGAGCAGGCATCATTATCTGCAATATGCGTATTGCAGCACCAAGCAACATAATTTCCACTCGGCTTATAGTGCTGTCTCCTCTTAAATGTTGATCCGCATTCGCCACAAATTATCTTCCCGGAAAATGCATAAAGATGATGGTACTTTCCAATGCCTGTTTCAATGCTTTTTTCTTTTGCCCTCTGATGGATCACTGCTGTTGCCTTATCAAAAATCTCATGGCTGATAATCGGCTCATGATGATTCTTGCAAAGGTACATGTTCTTCTCTCCGTAATTGATGTGTCGATTGTAATTATCATCGGTATATGTCTTTTGAAAAATTACATCTCCGGTATATTTTTCATTCTGCAAAATTCCTCTTACGGTTGACGGATGCCACTTGGTTCCCTTCCTGCTTTGAACACCCCTTTCATTGAGTTCTCTTGCAATCACGTGAGTTCCCATGCCATTAATGGTCATGTTAAAAATATCTCTGACCACTGCAGCTTTCTCTGGAACAATAACCATCCTGCCCTCTTCATTTTCATATCCATACGGCGGATAGCTGATAATGAAAGTGCCTTCTTCAAAACGATGCTTAATCGACCATTTGTTGTTTTGAGAAATGGATCTTGACTCACTCTCTGCAATGGAACTTAAAATGGAAAGCATCAATTCTGAACTCATGTGTTCGGTATCAATATTTTCCTTTTCGAAGTACATATAGATATTTAATCTTGCCAAATTTCTTACCATCTCCAGACAGTCTGCTGTATTTCTTGAAAACCTGCTGATGGACTTTGTAATCACTCGGTCGATTTTCCCATCTTCACAATCCTTCAGAAGTGCAAGCAGTCCGTCACGCTTTTCCCCCTTTGTGCCGGAGACACCTTCATCATAATACAGTCCTGCATATTCCCATTCGGAATTCGCACTAATGAAATTGTCATAATGTTCCTTCTGTGTTTCTAAACTTAACAGCTGCTCATCTGATCTGGTAGATACCCTGGCATAGGCAGCAACTCGTATTTTCTTTTTTTCTATGAAACTCTTTGTGGCCTCAATCTTGGTTATCCTTGCCATTGTCTCACCTCCTTGTTTTGGCAGTACTATATATCACTCTAAAGGGTGTAATTATCAAGTTATATATCCATCAAATCCCCATAAAAGGGAGAGAATTTCTGAGCATTTAATTCCGATATTCTGTCGTATTCGTCACTGGAAATCAGCCCTTCATCAAGCAGATTTTTCGTTATTTTCTGTGCCATCTCATAGTCAAAATCCTTCTGCATAGCTTCTTTTGTCATCCTACGAGAAGGAACATGATCGGCAACAGGCATGTTCTTACTCACTTGCATCCTCGCCACCTCCAAATCGACCGTTGATATAACAGCTGTGACTGCAGTATTTACGGTTCTTATTCCCATAAGAAGAAAACGTCTTACCACAGCATTCACATACACACTCATAATTTGCTTTCCGATTCACATCTTTCAAGTGGGTATTCCACCATTGGTTTCTGCAGCTGTCTGAGCAAAATCTTTTCTGTTTTCTGCCAGGATTCTGACTGACTGGCTTTCCACAACACTCGCATGCTTTGACCATTACCTCATCCGTTACAGTCACTGTGGTTCTGACTCCACCTAGTCCGTTTCTTTTACAGAATGTTTTAACAGTATTGATGGATACCGATAATGTATCCGCAATTTTCTTATAGCTCATGCCGTTTTCACGATATATTTGTATTAACATTTTTTGATTGTCTGTCATCAGGGCACCTCCAACTCTTTGAGGTCATCACCTCTATCAGTGTAAGGACAGACATCACTCTTTTAAGTACCAAAGTGCAAAAAATAATGCCCATCAGAGGTATTCATCTCCAATGGGCAAAAAATCTGTTATATTTCTGTTATTTTAATAAGAATTCATTCACTCTTTTCCGCACAGCATTGCCGTTATATTCAACTGCCGTCAACCTATTCTTTCTGTCAGTGCCGCTTCATCACTTGCCTTTGACGGCTTCTTTTTCAAGTTCATCTACTGTTTTAGTACTTAAGGTTTCTCAGCCATTTACAACCTTGCCGTTAGCATCAAAGACATAATAGCCTGGATTGGATGCCGCACACTTCTTCGCATTATCCAAAGACTTAAATGCTCCCTTCTGCGACTTGACATCCGCCCAGGACTTACGCACACGATAAAGTCCTGTTGCTGAAGGAGATGGTGTAACAGAACTGCCGCCAAGATTAGCGGTAACCTTCGCTGCCAAATCGTCAAGTCTTGCATAGAGCCAGTTGCCGGGGCAGCTTTTATTCGCAAACCACCGATGCACCGTCAGCACCATTTCATCAGACTTTGGTGCATAATTTAAGGTCTTATCCTTAGAGCCAAGCCATAAAAGCTTCTTTTTACCATTACGTTTGCAAATGTCAACACAGAGCTTGACTAGTGAGTTATAAACAGCACTATTCATTGCATACGGCTCAGACATATCACTGGCACATTCGATGGTGACAGCACGCTGATCATTGGCATTGGAAGAAGAACACCAACTACGGTTCTTTTCCTCCACGCAAAGAGATATGCGACCATCCTTGCCAATGCCGTAATTGCAGCTTGCCTGTCTGGACGGGCTAGTAAAGCATCCACAGATACTCTCGCAAGAAAGCTGACCTACCACGCAATGAGGCGTGATGCGGTCGATGTTGTGTGTTCTTTGTCCAGAATGATTCGGACTGAGTTTCGTGTAAGAAACCATTTTACTGTTTGTATAATCCATGTCACTTTTCCTCCTTTTCCGCTCTGTTGTGGAGCTGCTCCAAAACGACCTTTATTTTCTCCGGCACAGACAGACCGAGATGTGCGGCATTTTCCAAAAGGCTAACACCTTCATTGGAAATATAAAAGAAAATCACCGCTGTTCTCAAAACACTGCCTGTCCCGACAACATCTGCGTCAAGTATATTTGCAATCCCAACCAACATAAAAATCAGCACCTTACGGCAGATGCCACGAAATCCAACCTCACTGGAAAGCGTTTTATCGTTTACTGCACACATAACGCCTGTGATGTAGTCCATTGCCGTAAATGCAAGCAAGGTGTAAAGCAAACCGTCACAGCCACCGAGGAAGTACCCAAGCCACCCTCCCAAAGCGGAAAATATCAGCTGAATTACATTCCAAAAATCCTTCATTTTCATCACCTCCAATAAAAAAAGACGGTCACTCCGTCCTATATCCGTTCAAGTCATATCCCCGTTCTTCAAGCAATGCCTTTACTGCAGAAAGCTGTGTTTTCGGCACAAGCCTTACGGCTTTATTCTTTTCATCACAGGTTCTTCTTTGGTTAATTACAAGCTGAAAATACATCTCTGTCATTTTTCATTTCCTCCAATCATAGTTTCATAAAAGTCAGCCAAAGATTCCATTAAGGTTAAATTGCTCTGCTCCTGCTGTTCATACATATCTGCCTGCATTTCCATAATGGCAAGTTCTGCGTCATTTGGCTGATACACTGCAGGTTCTTCCTTTGGTTTTTGAACAGTGAAACAGCCGTCTGTCACAGAATATTCCACACCATTATAAAAGTAAGTTTTACACTCCGTATAAAGCAGATATTCGCCTTTCTCCAAGTCAAAGCGTTTCACCGCAAATTTTTCTTTTTCTATCGGCTCGGCAACAACCGCCGAACCGTAATGAATCCAGTCCGGCATTTCTTTAGCCTTATACCAGATTTCTGTTTCATTTCTTACTTCAAACATTACATCACCTTCCCTGATAAGTTACATTTACAGAATGAATATAGTAAGACTTTGAGCCGGAATAGTATTCCACAAGCTGTACCTGTTCTCCGGCTGTGCAGTACATACTGAAGGTTTTGGATACGGTAGCGGATGTGCTTGTCTGAATTGTGCCGATACACGGCATAAGGTAAAACAGCGTACTGCCTCGGTCTGAAATATAATCACCCCAAGATACAGAGGATGAATCGGTTTTGCTTACATAGCTAGCACTGTTTACCGATGAGGCATCATAAGACGCATTTTGGTCAATGGTTCTTCCGCCTACATAACTGTAGTTATTGCTTGTAGCATTATAGCAATAGGATGCTGTTGCGGTGATGATTTTTCTTACCTCAATATTTGAGGAATAGCTTTGTGCATTTGATGTCACTGTTACCTTATAAACACCGCTTACGGGAGCGACAAACTTTGCAATACAGATATATCTGTCAGAATAGGTAGCGGATGTTATCGAACCCGAGTAAACTGTTATTCCCGTACCTGTCTGGCTTGCCTGCCGTTGGGAAATGAGATAACTAAGTTTTTGGCTAAGAACTCCCGTACTGCTTGCACTGTTGTTGGTAATGGTGTAGGAGCGGATGTTGTCAAGGTATCCTGCTCTTGCCGCTGTCCAAGAGGAAAGCAGTGCATTTAGTTTGCCCATAACCGTTCCCGCTGTGGCACTTCCGCCTGTGGCATTGGCTGATCCAATCAATGTGCTGATGATATAGCTTAATTTCTGGCTTAATGTTCCGCTTGAGTTTGCCGAAGTGCTTGCTGAGGTATTGGAAATAACGGCATTTAGTTTGCCGTTTACCGTTCCGTCAGTCGCAGTTCCGCCTGTATCATTTTTCTTTCCGATTAGTTTTTTCAGTGTTGCAAATACTGCTGTATCCATGTTTTTCCTCCTTTCAGTTTTGGCTGACAATGCTTGTAATCACATCATCTGTAATGGTTGTTTCCGTTGTGCTGTTTAAAAGTACATGATTGCCGTCAGAATCCCATGCCTTGGTTACACAGCGGATAACCGTATCTCCGATATTAGTGATTCGTTCTGCAATTTTCACTTCATTTAACACCATGGTTTCCGTAATGACCGTATCGGTGATGTTTGATGTCACCGTTGCCCCAATACGATAGGCGATATTGTCAAAGTCAAATGTCTGTAATTGAGAAATATCATTCAGCACACCCTGATACCATTCATTGATACTGCTTTGCAGATGTGAAAACTCTTTCTGCTGATTTGCAAGCTGTGCATTTGTTTTATTCTCCTGTGCCGTAAACCGGGTATTCATTTTTTCCTGCACTTCATCGCTGAACTGCTGATAGGCCTTGCTGTATGCAGTAAAATAGTCGCTTGCCGTAAAGCCTGTCAGTGTACAGTACACGCCGACTCTTTCATCGGTGATGTTATACTGCGTCAGGCTTACTGCACCCGATGCGATATAGATGGTGGCAAGAGGAATTTCAAAACGGTCAGCGGTCTGTGTAAGGTTTGGTATGGTTGGATTGGCGGAAGGCGTTCCTTCCAAAACATAAACACCGCAGATTCTGTTTACAAAGTCCGCTCTTGCCACCACTCGGTCATATCTGCCATAGTTGATATTACCTGTTGTAAGCAAGATATTTTCATCCTCATCATTGGCATAGAATCTGCCATTGATGAAGAATGAACCTGCCGCAACCGTGATATACATATTTCCGTTTAAGGCTGTCACCTGTAAGCCAGTAGAGTCTGCACCGTAAACACCATTTGAGAACAACTTGCTGAAATACAGTGCAAACTGCTCACTGGTATAGGTTCTGTCATAATTTCCATCACTGTCCATCACAGCATCAAAAGGAAAATAGGTTATACTCATCCAAACACCTCATTTCTTTGTAAAAATCGTGGGAATGGCATCCCCGTAGGTAATCTCCATTTCATAGGTCTTTTCATAAAAATGCGTTACTTTCTCTATAGGCTTTGCCAAGGCAAGACCGCTGTCCGTATCCGTTAAAAGCACCGTATCCCCAAGAAAGTAGTCTTTGTTATATTGATACTGCTCGGAGTTAAGAATGACAAATTCCGCACCTGTGGTTTTTGATTTTTCCTTCAGTCCTTCCAATAAATCCTCAACTGAACTGCCTTTCTCTACATACTCTCTGCGGAGAAGTCCTTCTGATTCCGTTTCACCATAGGCGGTGTAGCTTTCTGCTTCCGTTTCCGTTTGCTCGGTATAGAGATATGCCACATTTTTATAGTCCGAGGTTTCCTCATAAATATCTGTTTCGGAAATGTTGTTGAACTTATCTCCGAAAATCACTGTACTGCTCCTGTCGGAAACAGGCACGCAACAAAACACAAGCTTCTTCCCTTGAATGTCATACTCAAGCCGGAAACCGAAACCACCTAATTTGCTGATGAATTTCAAAATACTCAGACAGTCATTTGCCTCATATATGCGTTTTACTGTGTTTTTTTGAGACAGTCCAAGTCTTTTAAATGTGAAATTTGGGATTGTGCGTTTCTTGTCTGTTGGAGAAATAAAATTTCCCTGTATCAGACGGATACAGGCGTCCTCATAGGTTTCACCCACTGGCACTTCAAAGCCTTTGACGCACCGCCAAGAAAGAACGGACGTAATGTGTCTGCCTGTGATTTCGTATTTCCTCAAATCCTTGCTGTCGGTTTTATGCTTGTTTTCTGCCAAGTAAGCGTTATTTCCAACTACAAGAACATCCTCCGTAACCTTTATGTTTTTATAAACCTCGTTATCTGTAAAAGATAACTGAATATCTCCCACATCTCGAATACACTCCGAAAACTGAATACTGCTGTAAGACTGGAGAATGTCCTTCAGCGTAAAATCAGAATAAATATCAACTCTCAAAAAATCACCTCTGTAAAAAACTGCTGTATTTTTAAGTCATTACAACACCAACGGATTGTAGTTAAAATAAACCTCCAGATTGGTCACATTTTCCTCCGCACCGTATTCAATCTCGTTTTCTCCTACAAAGAACTTAAAAAAGCTGCTTTGGGTTGCATTTAAAACAGAAAAATCCTTACTGCCGTTCTTATAGATAATCGGCTGTTGCTTTGTAAAATCGATAAGCAATTCATCGCCCTTAGCCATTTCAGCCGTAAAATACACGCCTTCACCTGTTTTTCGGTTGATGATATACGGATTTAACACCGAGCCGAAGGAGGATACAAACCGTACCGTCCATCCACTGTCGGCATCTCCGGTATTATTGATTTTCGTTACAAGCTGTGCCGCCTTTACTCCGAAAAGGGTGTAGGGCGTGAAATACTGCGGAAAGACAAAGGAAGGAGTCATGCTTGCAAGATTGTCTGTTATGGTCTGCTCCTTCCAATAGGTGCCATAGCAGATTAGTTCTGTTTCAATACTGCCTTTTCCACCCGAATAAGAAAATACAGGTATGCTCTTGGGATAACATGAAATGGACTTTATATAACTGCCGTCAGAATATTTCAGCAAGCCTTCCGTTTTAGGATTAAACACGCTTTTGATATGCTTTTCAAACAAACGGTAGTTGCTGTCAGACTGAAACACTGCCTTGATGGTAATTTCTCTTGGTTCTAAATCAAGGTTTTGCAGTGTTTCTCCGTCCTGTCCGCTGTTTTTGTCGGTATAAAAAGAAGCATCCACATCTTCCTCAAATGCTGTCGGTATCAGATTTGATAAAAATGAGATGCTTACGCTTTGATTTGTTGCCGTATTGGTATAGATTAAGGTTTCTGTGGCTTTCATTTCATCACACTCCCGTAAAGCCAAGCTTTCTGAATGTTCTCTGCAGTTCCTTTTGTTCCTTTCGTGCGTTATTTTCCGAGGAATTGTAAAAGTTCTGCGTCACTGTTACATTAGTATCACCGCTTTTGGCAGTTACATTGCTTTGATAGGTTTTGTTTTCCTGTGCCGTCAGAACTCGTTCGCCCTTATGAAGAATGGCTTTATACCCATCAAAAGGAACATAGTCCAGACCGCCTGCATGAGAACCGTCTGCATCATCACTCATTTCCCGATTTGCTGACCGCCAAAAGGCAAGCTTATCCTTCAGCCAGTCAATGGTATCCGTTACCCAATCCTTTAGACTTCTCCATATTTCCTTCATGCCTTCCCATAAGTTTTGAAAAGCATTACAGCCTGCATTGTAAAAGGAAGAACCCATATTTACTAGAGAAGTCACCAGCTCATTGAACTTGTTTACCGCATTGGTTTTGATTTCCGTCACTTTCTGCAAAACCGCTGTTTTTATGGTGTTCCAGACAGACACAAGCTTGGGATAGAGAACATTTGTAATCAGATTTAAAATACCATCCTTCAAAACAGTAAACAGGCTTAAAATTTCATCCTTCAGAACAGTAACGATATTTATAATATCACCGCTGATGTTTTCCCAGTTTCCGCTGAAAATATCGGCAAACAGCTGTGTTGTGGCAACAATTAAGTTGAGTGCTGTTTCTACAATGACTTTCACAGCATCCCAGACAAAGGAAAAGTTCGTCTGTATTTCAGTTAATACCGCACTTAAAAAATCCTTTATGCTATTCCAGATGATTTGAATGTTATTCCGAAAATCCTCATTGTTTTGATATAAGTCAGCAACAATCAAAATCAGTGCCGTTACTGCGGCAGCTATGGCGGCAATGGGTGCAAGAGGCAACGCAAGACCTGCTGAAAATGCTGATATTGCCGTTACCGCCGTACTGAACAGCGGTGCAAGAGAACCTATACTTGTCATCAGCGTTCCCAACACAACAAGCAAAGGGCCTGCGACAGCAATCAGTGTGCCGATAACAACAAGCACCGTTTGTATGCCTGTGGGGAGGAAAGAAACCCATTCACATAATTTTTGGATACCTTCTGTAACTGCGTCTATAGCAGGTGAAAATGTATCCAAAATTACGCCGCCTAAAACAATAAATGTATTTTTCACATCATTTACAGCTTTGTTGATTTTGGAACTGTTGGTCTGCAATTTTTCAAATGCACTGTCCGTTGCACCTGTGCTTTCACGCATCCGGGCAAGTGTACTGTTAAAATCATCGGCACTGTCACCCAAAAGAATCAAGCCTGCCTTGCCAGCCTCGGCACTGCTCCATAAATCACCGAAGGAAAGGTTCTGCTCATCTGCGGAGTCCTTCAAAACAGAAAGCACATCTGCAAGGCTATAACCATCCTCCATCAGTTCTGCAAAGCTTTTTCCTGTTTTTTCTTTCAAAATATCCGATACCGTTGTACCGCTTTTGCCTAACTCATTCAGCATGGAGTTCATGTAAGTAGTGCTTTCTGCTGTGGCAACACCGTTTTCCGTCATTTTGGCATAGCCGGCACAAAGCTGGTCTAACTGCACATGGTAGGCGTTGGCGGTAGGGATAACCTTGCCCATGGAGGAGGATAACTCCGCAACAGTGGTTTTGCCCAGGTTCTGTGTCTGAATCAGCATATCGGAAACATTGGTTACCTCAGACGCCTCCATGCCGTAAGCGTTTAAAATGGTGGTCAGCACATCCAAAGCCGCACCTGCATCGGCAAAGCCTGCCTTTGCAAGCTTAGTAGAATTGGTTACGAAATTGACCGCATCACCTGTTTTCTGACCTGCGGAAATGGCATTGTATACGTTGTCTGCAATTTCATTGGCGGAAATGCCTGTTTGGGAGGATAATGCCAATATCTGAGAACGCAGTTCATCAAGCGGAACCTCCGTAGTATCTGCGATGGTGCTGACCTTTGCCATAGCATCCTCAAAATTCACAGCCGATACAGCCGCCGCAGTGCCGATTCCCGCAACAGCGGCAGATACAGGCATAACGGCTTTTCCTGCCGCTGTCAGCTTTCCGCCTGTTTCCTTCATTTTCTCTCCAAAAGAATTGATTGTGACATTAGACCTTGCCACATCTTTTTCCAACTCCTTCAGCTGATTTTCCGTTGTAATCAGCTCTCTGCGGAAGGCATCATACTTGCCTTGGTCGATTTCACCGTTTTGGTACTGCTCCTCAACCTGTGATTGTGCGTCTTTTAAGGTTTGGAGTTTTTTTCTTGTTTCGTCCGCCTTTTCCGTAAGCAGTCTGTATTTTTGTGCCAAAAGCTCCGTATTGGACGGGTCAAGCTTTAATGCCTTCTGCACCTCGTTCAGCTGTTTCTGCGTAGTGCTGATGGAACGGTTGGCACTGCTCATGGCTTTGCTTAAATCCGTTGTGTCCGCACCGATTTTTACGGTAATGCCTTTGATGTCATTTGCCATAGGTTCACCTCCTTTGGGCATGAAAAAAGCACCTTAACCTGTTATGGTTAAAGTGCTGTGTAAGTATGGTGTTAAATTGTTTGGAAGTCAGATAAATCGGAAGTTATAGTGCAATCTTTTTCCATTTTCTAATCTTGGTTCTAAAGGTTCCGAACGGAGCAACTGTATTAACATG